GCATTTTTAGCCGCCGTTATCATATCTAGTGTGAAAGGTGCGAGGGAAGATACGGTATCGACATTCAAATACTTAGGCGGATTAACTTCGTCAGTCCAGTATAATAAATTCCCTTGACCTTCGTCTCGGTATACAAGCGCCACAGAATGGACGGGATGGTTAGCGTCAAAATTTAAGACATCGCTAAGGCTATCGGTATTACAAAGAAAAACTTTTGTAATTGTCTCGTTATCTACGTTTAATTGATAGATGCCGTGATTTCCCTGACTATTATAGTTAAAAAAGTAAATAAGTTGATTAACCTGATCAAAGTATGAACCGATGCAAATATTATCTCCGTTGGCGGGAAGTGATGAGTTTGGAATAATGTAGTTTCCCTTTACATTCTCTGCTGTTAGCCCATTTTGACCTCCGTAAAATCGTAAGTTCTTGGCGTCGATATGCTGAGGGCCGAGAACATTCTCTGGCTTATCGTCCAAATTCATTACCCCAGAAAATCTTTTTACGTCAATCATTTCTTCTTACGATTTAACGGCTAATCTTTGGTTTGCAAGATTCCATTCATAAAGGTCGGAAAGTTTTACTGCGTCGTATCTAGCGATAGCAAGTCTTCTTTCGTTGTAATACTCTGCCCTTCTATCTCTTTTATCGCCAAGACTTCCCCGACGAGATGGTGGCATACTTATTAAATCCTTCCATCTTAAATAAGCGATAACCGCCTCCTTAAATTGAATAGGAATAAAATACTCTCCACCAGAAACAGGAGAAGCGATGTACTCTAGCATTACATATTCAAATTCGTAATATTCGTCAAGTACAATAACACCATTTTTATTATCAATCTTAAACGACCCGACAAAAGGCGAGCCACTGGGTAGACCATATAGATTGCTAAGTCCGTAGCCGTTCCAGAAGTTCCACCACACAATTCCTTGTGGGCTATAGCCTGTTACAATAGAAGGATCTTGTGTTTGTGATAAGCGATTTGGCTGCATATCAAAGGCGGTAGTCAGGTTATTATTAACCTGTAAGGGTATGATAGCGCCTTCGTTATTTAATATACCTACTTTTGTGTAGTTTAGATAGTCTTCGGGAAGTGTTACCGTTAGGTTTGGATTGACAGGGAGCTTTACAGACTTGACACTATAAAAGAAGTCAAGTCCGAGTTCGGTCATGCTTCTATAAGCTAAGTTCCAGCATTTAAAATACTTATGGTTGCCTTGCTCAGACTCGGTGAGGTAATCTGTGATTGCCTCATCTATTGTAACCCATTGTCTATTTTGTGTTGCCATTTTATTCGGTTGCTAATATTGCTGCATCCTCTAAGATGTAATGCCTTTCCCCTTCCAAATCAATAGGCGTTCCCCACTCTTTAATTCGATAGGCTACTTGACCAGCCTTAAGTCGCATTGGCCTTTCTTTAGTGCCTCTTCCCACTGCAATAACATTTACCTTGTTGCTTTCTTTTCTTGCTGATTCTGGAACAAATATTCCACCTTCTGATACTTCGTCTGGAGGGAAAGGCTTAACAAGAATATAGTTTCTAATAGGTTGCATAAATTAGTTTACTGGTAAATCTTGTCCGTCGTTTTGCAAATCTTTTGGCTGCCCCTTCATTAGTAGCAACTGCTGCTGTACATACTGAATGATAACAGGCATATAATCGGATGGAACATTTAAGACGCTATTTAAATTACTAGATACCCCTCCGCTGACCATTGTTACGCTGGCTGTATAATTACTTAATACTAAATTGCTAATTACGAATACCTTATCCCCCTCGCTGTAAAATAATGTTTTGCTTGGAATATGAGGCATGCTTTGAAAATAAGTTTTTTGATTTTGCGTAAGGGGAATACACGGCTGCGATAACACCCCTTGGTCATTTTTAAACTGAAGAGTAGATATTCCCTCGCTATACCCTATTCCAACAGGGACTTGAGGAAGGGTTATTTTCCAGAGATTTCTTTCGTCCTTGACTGGAACCAAGTTCTTAAAAGTAGTATAAAAGCTATTGTTAACAAAAGAAATGCCCTCTAGTCTAAGATTATCGGTATAGTTGTTTCTGGCTGCTACTGCTATGCCCTGATCGATATATTGATTGACAAGCATTGGGGTAATTGAAGAGTCCTCTTGCACATACCCTCCATAAACCTGTCTAAGTATTTGCTCTATAAGTTGACCTCTCGTCATTGCCCTTGGAATTGAATTTGATTAGCGTATGCCGCTACATCATTGTACTGTAAATTTACACCAATTAATCGTAATGCGCGAGCAATAATTTCCATAATAGACACATCGTCCCACACTGGTTGTACGCTATTGGCTGCGCTATACACGGGTACGCCATTTCCGTCAAGCGTGTAACCCCATACCATATCAGGCGGTTCTATAATGTAGCTTATTCTGGCGCTGCCCAATCCAAAGGGTGCAAACTGGAAGCCATTGTTTTGTATCATATAAACGGGCCAGCTATCGATAGGATCAATTACGCTATTGTAAATTGAGTAGAAATAATGCTGCTGCACCTCTCTAATTCTCTCGTAGCCATAGGCGCTCCACATTGCATCGGTTTGCATATAAGCCCCGCCACTTGGAAGCTGTGAGGCTGCGCTTGGGTAGGGGGAATATCCAGTGCTGTCAATTGATAGCCACGTCTGATAGATAATTGGGGTAAGCCGCTGCCGCAAGACAGCATTTTGGCCAAACTCGACTCTTGCGACAGGGCGCCCCGGTTGGTATTGTTGAAAGTTACCTAAGAGATAGGCTACATAATTTTTCTGTGCAATATTGATGCTATTATTAAAATCCTCTGGTGAAACGTAACCCTGCTGCAGGTTCTTGCTTACCGCATAAAGGACTATCTTGTATACATCATTTATATTATATGCCATCTCTTTTTATATGTTGCGGGAAGTCCCGATTATGAAATCTTTTTTAGTTGATCTCTAAAGGCTTCTCCCTCTTGGGTATTGGTAAGTGCCAAGTTCAAAAGATACTTCTCTGGAGTGTCTTGCTTTGACATTACGCCAATAAGACCGCCTCCGTTTGACCAGTATATCTTCCCCGGCTCACGACCAATTTCAATTTTAGAATCAAGAATACCGCGTTTAATCATCCACATAATATCTATTTCCTTAGAGTCTTTGGTTTTCTGGAAATAATCTGGGTTGCGCTTTGCATACACCATATATTCCCTCCGCAGACCATCATCCGTCTTTGGCAAACCTAAGTCGTCAATAAGGCGGATACCCAAGAAAGCAGCGTGCTTGCGCATTTTTTCGGCTGGCATTTCTTTGGCTAAAATAGCCATTTCGAGTTCCAGTGCCTCACGCTTAAACATTTCTTCTTGTTCTCTTGCAGGATCGTATTCGTAAAATTCAAAGTGGCTACCCGTTTTATTGCTAGGGCTTCCTACATTATGCCTTGTAATCCGTGCAAATTCAAGCGCGGTTGTATCCCATTCAGGGATACGAAGGATTTTAGTGCCTCTAACAAAGCTAAGACTACGCATATTGTTTCTTACATATTCGGGCGTGATTTCTTTTTGTTCTTTTACCCAAATCGTATCAACGCCTGAAAGGAGTCTTATGCGCTCCATCTTGCCTGTAGCTGGATTGATAACGTCGTCAATTCCCGGGACATGCACACCACCTTTTCTAGTATTAGTTAATAGCTTAAAAATGTGGTATCTTATTCCCCTTTCTTGTCTTAATTCCGTTACGATCTCCTGTTCCCCAAGTGAAAGAGCTTCTGTGTTTTTTTGTTCGCCTCTAAGTGAGAACTGAACATCTGATAATTTTGCCATTTTATTGGTTTTTTAATTGTTTACCATTTAAGCTGCACGCCCCGCAATGTGCGGGCGGTTTTCTTTGTAATAAAATCTATGACCAGCCCTAATGGGCTTTCCGTTGTTGTACATTGCTGCACGATTGATAGTAGTCTTGGGTATGCCAAGTTGTTGTGAGGCCTCTTCGGAGCCATCGAATACCATAACTTCCCCCGCATACTCGCAAACAATTGGGCGTTTAACAGTCTTACTCTTTAGTTCGCCTACTTCTATTTTATGTGGGTAGTTTTCGGTTTTGTATTTAAAAACAAAACCGCTGGCGTTTGTATGCTTTTTTCTTAAGACGTCATTAATAGAAGTTCTATTAATTCCCAAATCTTTGGCAGCATCCGTGGCTGAAACGTATTCTTTTATAAATTCTCCGTTAGAATTATAAACAACGACAGGTTTGATAATTTTTAACCTACCTTTTTCAGCACCCCATTTTGGCACCTTTACTCCATTCTTTTTATTATACTCGGAAACTTCAATAGACTTTCTTTTTTTATATTCTTCGCTATGAGTTTTCCCGTAAAATGGATTGTTTTTGCCAGAAAAAGCTTTTGATTGCTTTTTTCTTCTTTCAATGTTGTGCTTCCAAGATGGGACATTACCATCGCCACCCTTAGTCATATTCATTCCCTTTTCATTATCAAGATAAAAAGTATTTAGTTCCTTAATCCAGAACATTTCCCTTTCATTTAATAATTCATCTGAAACTTCTTCTATGACTTCAAGTTTGTGAGATTCCCAGCCATAACCCTTGATACTATCATGGATAATAGATTTACGCTTTTTACTCCTCCAGCGATATTCCCAAATACGAATTTTTAGGCGCTTAGTCTTACCAACATAAACCCTACCGCTTGGACTTGTTATTTTGTAAATTACTCCCATTTTTTTTGATTACAAAGGGAGACGCCCATGTGACTGGGCGACTCACCTAAGTTACTGATTATGAAGCTTGTACAATGACAAACTGGTTGGCCGCAGCCACACGACTTCCGCGGTAGGTTATCATCTCCACGTTATCGTTCATTTGTCCTGAAGTTGGATTTTGAGATCCACCGCCCCATTGCCATACACGAATACCATTTCCTATAGTTCCCCCTTTTGGTGGGGCCTGATACATAATGGTAATGTTCTTGTAGAGCTTGCTCGCATCTTTCGCATCGCGAGTTTCTCCTTGAGGACAGATCATTCCGAAATTACGGAAGAAGTCTGTAGTAGGAGTAACACCAGTCAAGAACTCGGTGTTAAATGGACGATACTTCTTCACTTTGAAGTGGTAGCCATCGATCATAATTGACTTACAACCGTAGTTGATGGCAGCCTCTTCAGACTTTTCGTTGCTACCCCAAACCCATGCACCAGCAGGGAAGGCGGCGAACAATCCGTCAGAGAAGTTTTGGTTTTGATAAATGTCCTGCAACCACAGGTTCTCACTTACGCAACCGTTAACGTCCATAATACGAGTGATTTCGTGGATTTTTGCGATATCCAGATTACCGGGTGTGTAACCAACAGTTTCACCATCAGCCAGTACCTTGGGGATAATACCCTCAGAACCTACTGAAGTAGAGGTGCTAAGACCTGTGTTGTTTACAATGTTACCGCGCATCAACTTCATCTCTACATCATCCTTGAAACGGATATTTGACTTAACAAGTCCTTTCAGGGTGAAGAGGGAAGTTCCGGCTTGAGCTCCGCCAGCAGGTACATCACCAGAGAAACCGCCAGTATAGTATACTTCGGTCATTTCGGCGAGGTCGGTAGCAGAGAAAGTCTCACGCATTTCGGTAATAGTGTTGGTATACTTCTCGTCCAACTGAATCATAGGCTGATTGCTGTTAGAAGCCTCACCAGCATCCATAATACCACCGAAAATCAGGGTATCAGTTGCAAGGAAACTTCCGCTACCAGCAGAAGCCAAAGACTCGGTAGAAATCTTGGGACGAACGGTGAAGGTAAAGGCATTAGGAGTAGTTCCTGTAATTGCCAAGATTTGACCTTCTACGTTAGTTGAAGCTACGCGAACAGTTTCACCGGGACGAAGAGGGGCTTGAGTTCCACTATTGTAGTGGTAACCAGCAGCCAGAGTCAGGGTAATTGTGGCACCGGCAGAAGCAGCTACGTTAGCGGCTGACTGAATACCAGTGATCAATTTACCGCGGTTTTCAAACCAGAAGTAATCACGGTTTTTAACCTCTTCCATTCCAGCGAAAGTAGACAACCACCAAGTGAAGTCTTCGCTGCCATATTTTTCAACGTAGTTTTTGTAGTACTGTGGTGTCAATAGTTGAAGGTCGGACACCAGTTGTCTCGTTACGCCACCGCTAAGGCTAATATTACCCGGCTGTAGTATATTCGAGGTAGGAATTCCAAGAGCCATTGTCTTAAAATTTAATTGTTAATGTTAATTGTTCTACGAGTTCTTCCAGATATACTCAATTTGCTTATCTAGCTCCGACTTAGAGGATGAAGGATTGAAGGTTGATTGGGCTGTCTGGGAAGTCACGCTTACGTTACTTGTCTTTTTAATGTATTCGGTCAACCGCTTGGATGCCGCATCATTGACAAATTTCTGGCTCATTTTGCCGTCACTTTGTAACAAAGTTAAGTCGCGAATAATCTGGTTAGTATTTAATTGATACCCACCTTTCCCATCGTCTTTCAACCACCTTTCCGCCAATACCACATTAGCATCAAAGTTAGCGTCAGCAAATCGTTCCAATTGCGAAGCGACTGCGGTTTTCTCTTCATCTGATACGGCGTAAGATAACGGTATCTCAACTTCCTCGTCTTTTACCGATACATTAAAGCCATCAAAAGAAGATAGCGCAGCTTTCGCGGACTCTTTGAACTGATTCATTAGTTCTACTTTAGCCTCCAATTCCTCTTGGGTGGGCTCGTAGTCCTTAGATTCATTTTCAAATTGTACGTCAGGAAGAACTAGCTCATTTTTGAATTTCTCTAGTTCTGGCTTGGCAAGCTTGGCCTCTATTAACATTTCTGTTTCAACATCCTTAACCTTTGCCTCCCAGCTCTGGAGTCGTTCTTGATACTCTTCGTCTGTTTCCATTTCGCCCTGATTGGGCTTATTGGGAACAGAAAATTGTTTATTAAATTTATACTCAATTTCAGCGGGTGTTAAATCCCTGTATTTTTGCTGCATATTGAGTTTGATAATTTCAGAAGCAGACCTTGTATCTAAGTCAGTAATAGATGAAAGTCTGTCAAATTTCTTTTTGTTTTCGAGAAATGCGTAAATATCATCCTCCTTGCCCTCTTGTAAGAGCTTGAAAAACTTAGCGCTTTGTTCGTTAGCAAATTCTATTTCTGCTTGGGAAGTCGCAGAGTTACGCAATTTTTCTATTTCAGCCTTTGCCGCATCGGCACTCTCCCACCCAAATTCTGTTTTTAGCCATTCGTCTGCATCTACTATTTCTTCCTCGTATTCTTCTTGAGTGTCGGGGGAAGTTGTGATAGTGGTAGTTTCTTCTTGCTGCTGCGTTACGTTGTTTGTAAAGTCTGGCGTTTCAGACCAAGCGTTGTCCGAAAAAGGATTGAAAGTTTGTACGTTTTCCTGTACAGATTCCTGTACATTCTCTTGAGGCGTGTTTGTTGTTGTTTCTGACATAAGTGTTTATTATGGTTATATAAATTAGCTTAAGGTCAAACGATAAATTGTTTTAGCCGCAAGACCAGAAAGCTCTTGGGATCTATTTTCTACGTCAAGTAATTTTTTCTCACAAGCAAATTCGTATAAGTCATAAGAAAAATCAAGTAACTCTTTAACGAGTTTAACCGATGATTCGTGACCGCCGTACTTTGGGGTGGCAATTCGATTCAAGGGACCAAGACGCTTTCCATCCATATAGCCCATCATTTTTTCTGGGATATCGTCAGAGAAATCCTCAAGCCCTTCGTATAATTTACCGAGCGCGTCGTGCTCCCATCCGCCTTTAGTTTGCTGATGAAATTCGTGAGCGGCATCGTGGAAGTAGAATAATCTATCCCGGATTTCTTCTGGCGTGAGGGAAGTCTTGGCTTTCACTTCTTCCCCAGACATTCTGATTTTAGCTGTAATTGCCATTATGATTTCTTTTTCTTGGTTTTTAATTTAATTTTTTTCTCTTGCTTGAGCATTTCTTTGGTTGGTGCTTTACCGCTACCAATATTGGCACGAATATTATCCCAGAGACCCCTCTGAGAATAGCTACCATCTGCTCTTTTAATCATCTCTTTCATTTCTTTCCAGTTAAAACATTCTTCTTGAATAAAGCTCTTTTTTTAGCTAAAGGGCCCATAGCACCGCTTTCAGCCGCCTTCATTTTTGAGGCTGGAATAGGTTCGCCCTTCTTAGCGCCAAGTTGAGCGCGCAAAGCGCCAGCCTTAAACTCGATAGGTTTTTGGCCTTTCTTTTTTACCTTAAGTTTTACAACCTTTCTCATTTTTAGCAAATTTTGTAAAGTCTTACAAGAGCTTTTGTTACAGTTACGGAAGTTCCAGAGAGCTGCAGGAATCGTCCCACATATCCAAAGCGAACAAGTCCTGATGCTGCGAGGGAAGTGACGCCACTACCGTTGGCAAGATTAGTTCCTTGAACGGCCACAAAGTTGGTAGCTGAAACAGCCGAACCATCAGATACGCCCTCTACATCACCAGCGTCGTTGCTATGCAAGAAGTTTACTGTTCCACTTGGGCTTACCAAATGAACAATTGCATAGTCAAAGCCGCCTGTATCAAGCTGAACTTTTGAATCGGCATTAAAGTCTGCCGTAACGTCTAATACTATTTGAACTGACATATTATTTATTTTAGGTTGTGATTACAATTGAAGCGCCAGAAGCTAAATAACCGGGCTGGCTAGGTGAAGCAAAATCCAAATTGGGTTGTAACGGAGATACCTCAAAACTGATGCCATAGCTATCCACTCGGGCAATTGTTCCGTAAACGGCTACACCAGAGATAGAGCAAGCTTGGCCGGGAAGAAGACTCGCTAAATTTGACTGGTCAGCTGCATTAAGTGTTACAACGACATCTTCGCCTCGAAGGGCTTGAGATGCTTTTCTGTTAGTTACTGTTATTGTGGGCATATTATTTTATTTTTTATTGTTGGGGAAGTTGTGGTTGCTCTTGCATCATTTGCTCTTCTTGGGGCATTTCGCCTTGTGGCATTTCTTCCACCGCACCCATCTGCTGCTGCATAGCTGCTGCCATTTGCATCTTAGCAAGTACTTCTTCTTGTTTTTCTTGGGAAGATATGGCTGCCGACAAGGCTACATTTTCCATCACAGCCTGAATTAAAGGTTGAATTTCTGGCGGAATCGGCTGTCCTGTTTCCATATGCTTGAGGTAGGCTTGTGTCGCCATCTGAAGCACAGCCGTTTTATTTTGAGCATTAGCGGCTGTTTCCGCCCTCTTCATATCCATTAAGCCTTCTTGCTCTTTGGTAGCTCTTTTTTCTTGCTCTGCTATCTGGGCAGCCTGTATCTGGCCCTGAATTGTCGCCTCTTGATTTTGAGCAGCTCTTGTTTGATTATAAATAACCATTTTCTTTTGCGCTCTTCTAAATAAGGCTTCCGCTAATTTGACATCCTCTTTTGCTACTCGCATAATCTGGAAGGGATCAAGGAAGAGTACCAAGTCGGGGGAAGATGCGAGAGCCTGATTAAGCATAGCTTCAAAACGAGTTAACTCATATTGGTCGGGAAGCATCTGTATTCTTGCATTAAAGATGCGGGTAGCGATTTCGTTGTTATCAACCTTTACTATATCGCGATACACGCTTGCGCCGTACATTACAGAAGTCTTGAGAAGCGACGCTACCTTTTTGGCGGTTTCTGCCATACAATTGGTATAGGCCCAATAGAAGTAATCGGTAGCGTTTTGGGCCACTTGCTCTGCGGTATTAATATTGGATACGGCCACGCGAGGCTGAATGGCGGCTGCGATAAGGTTCGGGTCTTCCCCCAACTCATCCTTCAAAATTTGGTAGTGCTTGTCATAAAGCAAAATAAGCCCTTGCAGTTGCGCTAAGAAACCAGAATTTGAAAGCTCTTGAATAGGAACAGGGACAGCATTTCCCTCCGCATCCCTACCCCTATAATATATATCTCCTGTTTGGTCAAAGAGCTTTTTGACATCAATGCCCTTGTTCTGATCCCCTAATCCGTAATCAATATTTTGCAGAGCGTCCCAATTGACAGCAGCTCCAGTAGGGCGCATCTTTGCCACTAATTGCTGCATCTTTAAACGAGCAATAATCATCTGGTCTACCGGCTCTTGAATTTTTTCTGGGATGGCGAGGGAAGTCATATCGTAGTTCTGTACCATATAGAATGTGTACGAGAACTCAGAATTTCCAATTTCCTTGGGGTCTTGCGGACGAATCATATTGGTCTTCAATCCCCACTCAAGCATTGTATTCGTAGGACGGCAATAAACCCCGCGATAAATATTCCACTTTGTATCGGAAATAAGCTTTTCGTTTTCGGCAATCTTCTCTGGTCTGCCTTTCTTAAGTATTGTACTCTTATTCTTCTTAGTTGTTACGACGGTATAATCATCCTTGTCAACAGTCTTTAACTCAAACTCAATAACATCGATATTCCATTCGTCGTAAGGGCGAAGGAAGGTTACGTTCCACTCGGTCAGCCAAGTAATATTGTCGTAAAGCTGAAACTCTTTAGAGAATTGAGCCATCTTGAAAAGATCTTCCTCGCTAACCTTGCCCCCAAACTCGACGCCATACTTTCTTCTCAGTTCGCTAATCTTGTAGGTTCGTACAACACCACGCCAAGTAGTATCTCTGAAATCTGGATAAGTAGAGTAAGAGTAAAAGCAATTCTCAGGCTTTAGCCATTCAACGTGAATAACACCTTGATCGTCCATCCAAGTATAAGTGCCTACAAACCCTGTTTCGGCGCTGTCGTGCAGCATTTTTTCTTTCAGCGTATCAAACCAGCCATTTGCGGCCAATACATCGTTGCACGCCATTTCGTATCCAATCTCTTCTGGCAAACGCTGGAATTGCATTTTCCAGAGCTTTAGCTCTTCTTTATCTTCAGGTAGATTTTCGTCTTCGGGAAGAAGTGGTACTCCAGACTCTTGTTGCAAGCGCTCAAGCATTGCTCTGTTTTCGAGTATAAACTCGAGGTCTTCGTATTCTTTTTGCTTCTGGGTTGTAGATATACTATCTACTGCGGTTACTTTAATTTTTTCACTACGGGCCATCCAGCGACCAACAAGGCCAGATACAATTCGATTAACTATGTTTATTGACTGCCAGTTAATATTTAAGTAGTTGACCTTGCCGTTAAACTCAAGCAAATCTTGGAACTTACTCATTGGAACACGGCCATTCGCATAACCGCGATTAGTTCTCCAGCGAGCATTGCGCACCCAAAAATAACTAGAGATACCACCCCTGATGGTCGAATCAATATAAATCGCTAGCCGCTTCCCGTATTCCCAATCAGATTTTTCCTTGATGGTTAGTTTGGGATCAAGCTGAAACGTCTTTAATGGCTGAGCAGAGTAATCCTGCATCTTAATATTTTTATCCGAAACAAATATAGTTAAATTTTATCAAAAAATTTTTTTCCTATCTTGCTGTGTTTGTGTAAACCCTAATTAACGGCGTTTGTGGTGGAGCTGGCTTGTAGATAGGCTCCAGACCGCCAACGAGCGCAATCATTGCGCTAACGGTTCTATCACTAGGAGTACGTTTGGACGGGTCGTAATTCTTAAGATCTTCGAGTAATTCTATCCAGTATATCTTTTCGCAATAGTGTTCAATGTAACTAATCATTGTGTCGTTTTGCTTAGTCATAGCAAAATCAGTAATTGGGAATCCGTAGTGTCTTTCTTGGTTTGCGGCGGTGCTTTTTTTGTTTGGGTCTATGGCATTGGTGGGAAATTTTGCCAGATAACCCAATTTACCTCTTGACTTAAAATAGGTATAATAATCATCGGCCACAAATTCGTAATAGCATTGAAATCCCAGATACTCTGCGGCTAGAAGTATTTGATTGTGAAGCTCGTCTTTTTCTTGCGGCCTTCCGTAAAGGTGCGCGGTAAACAAGCCCGTATTTTCTGGATCTCTTAGGTCGTATTTTAAGTATACCCAAGCAGAAGCTTTAGAACCGTATTTTTTACCACCCTGCGAATTTGAGTATCCATCCACCCCTATCACGCCCACATCTGTTCTGGAAGGCTTTTTTACACCATTATCCCAATAGTGTTTATTTGATTCGCTTGCTCTAAGGTCTCCTATAAATTCCCAGCAGAAATTTTGCTCCGTCTCCTTGGCGTCCCTCCACTTTATGCTTTGGGTCACTTCGTCTCTAAAAAATAAAACTTTTCTTTTGAAGACTGTTTGTTCTTTCAGCTTCTCTATTTGTTCATTTAATTTTACAACATTGAAAATACAATCGGCGTTTGCCGACATAAAAGCCTCTACCTCCGTACAAGGGTTCATACGGATTTCTTCCTCAAGGTCGTCGCCACTTCTTCCCTCGCGCCTTTTAATAATATACGCCTTGGAGCCTAAATTTATATCCTCTTCGCTAATCTCACTTATCGTATTCCCATCTTCGTCTTTAACAACCCACTTGTCTACTAAATAAGCTTTTTGTTCGGGTGTCGGGGAATCTGTAACAGAGAACCCGTACTTATCTATAAAACCTTCGTATCCGTCATAAGCGGGGCTAAAATATCTTACCAAGCGATTTACGGTAGGCGAACGCTTATTA